TTCTTTTTCTTTTGCATCATTATTAGCTTTATACTTAAGTAAATCAAAGTATGCACGAGCCTTTACGTATTTCTGCGTGCTAGCTGCGGTTGTTTCGCAGTTGCACTGGCAGTTTATAACAGAGTCAGCTAAAGCATCAACAGCGGCAAGAATGGTAGGAATATGCAAGTGCAACCTATACCCAGTGTCGTCATTGTTGTAATTAATAGAGTAAGCGCCTTCTCCAAACGCAACAGCCGAGCCCGCAATAGCAGTGGTTTTTGTTGTGTCGCTATACAAAGAAGTGTTTGCATCGTCTGGAAAGCCAGCAGTAAGGCTAGCTACTGTAAGGCTCCAAGCTTCTACGCCTGTGGTTGTAAACGTAGCTCCTGCTGTAGACCACAGTGAGGTGTCATTGGCTTCGTCAATTTCTAACAATTGCCCAGCTGGAGTAACTACGTCATACCGGTCGTCTGCTTGGGCCACCTCGGAAGTAGCAATAACAAACTTAATACCATTAATAGTGCCAGTTGAAGGCACAGCAAATCTAAGGTATCCCATAATTCTTTATTAAAAAGAAAGGGGAGGAAGCGCTTGGCAACCTCCCCCTTCGAAGTTGTAGATACCTAGTATCAGGTATCGCTCAAAGTAGCACCATCGATAATAATGATGGTCACGTTCTCGACGTCTTGGTAAGAAGCACCGACGTTCTTGTCAAACTTAACATCAGAAACAATCTGCTTCGTGAGCACGTCGTAGTTAGCAGTGGCGCTAACACCGAGAGTCTGAATCACGTTTGGCTCGATGACTGGGAAACCAACACGGTTCGTGCGGCCAGCCTTAGTAACTTTGTTACCGGCAAACTCGATAGCCTGCGCGTTGGTCAAACCTTTGTTGAACTCAACACCGGTTCCGTCAGCAACCACAGCATCCTCGTTAGCAGCAATCTTGGCAATAACGTTAGCGGGGAAGGTGATGGTAATCGTACCGGAAGAGTCGCTAGCACCGTAAGCCTTGCCGTCTCCAACCTCGAGCTCAGCGGTGTTGATAGCGTCAGTAAGAGCAGTAGAGTCAACACCACGGAAAGTCTTCCGGGGGAACTGACGACGGCCGTTGGTTACGTCAATGATAGTCACAAAGAGCTCCTCACCGGCGGCAACGCCCGTAGTGTCCACGGTCATTGTGCCTTGAACAGCAGCGACGTAGAGGTCTGGAGTGTAACCTTCAGCAGTAGCGAGGGCACTAGCAGAAGTCTCACCAGCGAGGCCGTACTTGGTAATCTCAGCAGTAGTGACCGTGCGGCCAGCTGCGTTCTTGGTCTCATCGAGAGCACCAGTGGCTTGGACGATGAGAAGGGTGTCTTTGGTGTTAGCCATAAGAATATAGTTGTTTATTCAGATGTGAGTTGCTCAGCACTTGATGTCTGATAGCGCGGAGACTCAATCGCTTCAAGGATATTCTTGACCGCGATATCGACAATCTCCTGATGGGTGTGCTCAGCGAGCTCACAATCTTGACCGAAAGATAGGTCAATGTTTTGGGGAATCCTAATGTAGTCTGCAGTAATGCCTTCTAATATATAACTTTCGGCATCTTGATAGACTGAAACGTCGTCCTCAGAGATAGTACAAAGGGGTGAATTTAGCTGTGCCTTTGCAAAAGGATTTTGCTGCATGAAGTAAACTTCAGCGTTATCTACCACCCTCACAGGCACTTGGGCTTGCGGGCTTGTGACGGTAACCTTACCACAGTTATCCTTACGAATGTCCGCGCGAATGTTTACAAGATGCAGGTAGTCTGCGGGAAGGTCAACCTGACGCCACTCGGCCACAGTAGTCATGTCAAACGTGTCTGTGTAGTTTTGAACTACAATAGTCCGGATATCGTCTAGGCGCTTTTGGTTCCCTTCGAAACCAATACGCTTAACGTCACCCGTAATAAACGCGCGGTCTTTAATAAACCGCTCTTGTGCACGGTTTAGCCAATGGTCGCGTTCTTCCGTTGTAAAGAAGTCATACGCGTTTGCATTAACTCGTTGAAGCCCTTGCAATAGTGCGGTGTGCATTTCTTGTGCCGTCATGTTTCAAAGATAGTGAATAAGAGGGAGACCGCAAAGCCTCCCCCTATTGATTAAGTAAGTCCTGAAATTGTTACGTTCTGAATGTCGTTAGACGCCATGCTGTTAAGCTGCAACTTACCACGGTTCTGGTCCGAAGGGTATGCGTAGTTCCTTATACCGTTTGCAAAAGAGTCAGACGTTCCGTCACCCATCAGCCACACCTGTGTAGCGTAGTAACCGTAAACGGCGTTGAGTTGGAAGTTAGTCGTGACTGCTTGAGAACTCGGCAGACGGTAGTCGTTACCTACTTTGTAGTCGTTAAGCCACTTAACAGGGTCTGTAATCATTGTCTTGATTTCAGCATCAGTTGGCATATCCTGATTTCGCAGAAGAGTAGTTACCACCATGCTAGCAACCTTACCGTGGAAGTTGCGGTTACCCCCGCGACCACCGATAGTAAAGTCTCCTGTAATGCCTCGGTCCATGCGGTCTCCTGTGTTTAGCCAAGTGGATGAGGTAGACAGGTTACTTCCGAGGGCAGCAAAGTCATCATCAGAGCTCATCATGCGAATGTCGAAGCAGTCCGCGAGGTTTGCAGCAGTAGCGTTAGATGCACTCAGACGGACACCATTGTGTGCGATGTAAATCGCGTACCACTGGTTAGTGGCCAACGTCCCTCCGCTAGTAATCTGGCATTCGTTCTCAGCGTTCTGCCTACCCCAGTACAGGTACAGGTTTTTACTAGCAGACAGTCTCAGCGCGATGTTATCAGCACTAGAGCTTGCTCCTGAGCCTTGGTTCCAGATGTGCTGGTTACTGTTGTTACCGTCAATCTTAAACACAATACAAGTAGCCCAAGGACGAGCGTAGTCATCGTTTGATGTCTTACCCGTAGCGGCAGTGTTAGCATTGACAAGACGAGCTTGTCCTCCCATCTGAATCGCGTTGTAGTAGTAGCTAGAGCTTACTTGCTTCAGGTGTTCGTTAGAGCCACTAAAGTCTACAGCTTTATCCCAGTCAGTTAAGATAGTAGGTGGAGTAGGTGCATTAAACTCACTAAGCCCTGTTGAGCTAATGTCCATTTGTGTGTTAACAGCGGCTACCGTAATCGTCTTGTTTCCTGTAACACCAGTGTCTCTAGTACCGGAAATAGTCCAAACGCCGCCGTCAGTATTAGACAGTTCAGCATCACCGCCTTGGCCGTTTTGCTTTGCAAGCGCTTCAACCACACCAGTTTTATTATTGAAGTAGTAGTTAAAGTTAGTGCCATCTGTCGCATTGTGGGATTGGGTTGTAGTAGAGCCTGCAGTTCCGTTGTTCACAACAGCAACTCCAATCGAGGTAGCAGATACGTACGTGTACTTAAAAGCAATCTCCCAGTCAGCATCATCGATGCTGCCCCACGTAGCAGTGCTTTTAGCAACGCCTATGTACACAGTGTCGTTAGCCTCAGTAAGGGCTGGAATAATCTGGTCTTTTCCAAAGAACTTGTTAATTTTAAACCTGCGCTCATCCCCAATCTCGTCGTTAAAGTTAACAGCGGTGCCATTGTCTAAAGTGTCAGAGTCTACAAGTCCGATAGAGCCAGTGACATGCGACCAGCCCGTAATTGGAGCAGACGGCACTGTCAAGTTAGTTACCGTCAAAGTCAGTGTGCCAACAGACGAGCCGTAGTCATTAGCCTTAGTTATTGTAATTGTGTACTCATCACTAGGGTTGTCCGTGTTGTTACCAGCCACTTCAGGGGCTGTGCCTGTAATAGTACCAGAAGTAGAGTTGTAAACTAGCCCTGCGGGAATACCTGTTACGTTATACGTAGCAACTTCACCAGCCGGCTTAATCTGAAAGTTAACGGTGCTGTTCTCGTCTACAGTCAAAGTCTGCGTACCGTACGAAGTAGGAGCGTAGTTTGCGTCATCACCAGTAGTGATTTCGTTGTACACAACACCCGTAGGAGGCGTAGGTGCAGAGCTCTGGTTGTGGAACGCGTAGCTCTGTGGCATGTACCACACCTGAGACGTAGGCGTCTCGTCTACGTAAGTGTGCGTGTGTGAAGCACCAGCACCATCTACAGCTGTACCATACTCCTCGTCGGCGTAGTTAGCTTCAAGCGGCGTAGAAAACAACGGGTAATCAAAGCTTCCGTCAGGAGACTCAATGAAGTACCACGTCAAGCTAGGCGCGGGGATAATAGTATTTACCGTCATGTTGCGAATACCCCGGAGCTCATTTGCCAAGGGCATTACAGCAACAAATCGGAACTCAGTCCCTGTAGCAGCGGCTGTCTCTGTACGACAAACTACAGTCCACTCACTGTTAATGTACGCAGAGATGTACGGGCGGTTGTCAGCATCAAGGCCGACGCGCCATTGCTCTACTGTGTTTACTGTAGAAGTAAAGCCCTCCTCGTCAAGACGACCAAGCGTAGAAGCAGGGTCTTTAAAAGTAAAAGGCGTGTTTTTAAGACGAAGGCGGAGGACAGACTTAACTGCGTTACCGGCCACGTCTTCATCAAGGTCAGCCACATCGTACGTGGTTTCGTCAAACAAACCAAAGGTCAGTCCTGTAGTGTTGTCCCAATTGCCACCCTCTTGACTAAACTCGTAATACTCTCCGGGCTCGTTAATCGTTTGATTAGAGTAGAAGCCGTTAGACGTATCGAAGTTTCCAGCCTCTGCTGTAGAGGTGTAACCAAGCCGCGTGCCAGTACCAGTCTCAGTAATGCGAGAACCGTACACAGTAAACGTAGCGCCAGTCGACTGAGTTGATTCCTCAGAGCTTGCGTTGCCCAAGTCAGACGTAATAGTACCACCAGACAGCACCTCGTTCAAGCGGTCTACCGCAGCAGCAAGTGTGTTAAAACCTGTAATACCTCCATTATTAACAGACGTGTTGTAGTAACGAAGCTTGGTGTAAACATTCTTGTTACCCCGAACAGTGCTAATGGTAATAGTGCCATCGCTTGCAGCTGTAGCAGACAAAGAGTTTACAGCATAGATATCACCGTTGCTAAAGAGCACCGTAGTGTTCGTATCCTCGCGCTGAGCATCAAGCACGTCATTTTGCGAGAAAATAAACGTACCTGTATTAGACAAGACGTTAGCGTTCTCTGTAATGTACTCGGCACACTCTGATGCATTTTCAAATGCGTTGTTGTCCTTATCTACAAACTGGGTGTAGGGCAGATTAAAAAACTCGTACACCGTAGCGCCTGACTCTTCAGAGCGTACGCTGTTAATTACGTTTACGTTGTTGCCGTTGTCTTCATTAATCTCACCAACCAAACACGCGTTCCAGTAAGTTGGGTTGGACGAACCAAAAAAGTTGATGCAGTTACCTGCGTCGTTACGTGCAATTCTAATAGCCATTTTAACGAATGATTGTTACCAGCATACCAAGCGGCTGGATAGTAATTGGGTTGTCAGATTTAATAGCAGGCAAGGATAGCGAGTTGACGTCTTCCTCAGACGCAATCCAAGCGCTAAGCTCTACACGGTTAAGATATGTGTTACCTACCGTACCTGTTCCGTAGAATACAGGCTGTGAGGTCAGGGGGAAAGTAAACGTAATGTCGTCTGACGGGTTACGGTTTGAGTACCAGAGGGCGGGCTCAATTGTAGTGTTTGCAATCTGTGGGATAGCATTAAAGTCAAAACGCACGCGAAGCTGGTCTCCGGGACGTAGGTCGCTAAGGTCAATACGGCCAGTGCTTCCTTCGTATCCCGTGCCTGATGAGGTGGGATACTCGGTGTCATAATCGTAGTCAAAGTCAAACAGACCATTTACTCCATCGGGCAGGTTTGCTCCTTGAAACAATCCAATACCTGTTACTCCTGTAGGAGTAGGGTCAGTCCAGTATGGGTTGTCTACTGCTGCGTGAACTGCACTGCTAAGAGAAAACACCTTGTACGTGCCTGCGTCTACTTCTGCTTGCGAGATAGAGATACCACCTCCGGCCTGCCAGACGTAGTTGTTACTAAGAGGCTTGTCAGCAAAAGCACCCGTGTGCTCGTAACCAGCTTGCCCTGCAAGTCCAGCTTCAAGGGCTGCTGTTGTGTCGCCTGCCGTTCTTTCGTTTTCGCTAGTAGTCTCTCCTCCAACAGTGCCGCTAATTAAGTCCCGCATCAACTCCGCTTCTCTGGCATCGTCAAAGTGAATTGCTTTGCCTTTATAAAGGACTTTATTACTTCTACGTCTTGACATGGAATGTGGTTTAGAAGGTCAATCTACGAGAAAAGGGGGAAAACTGCAATAGCTCCCCCCCTTTCAACATTCATTATATAGAATTAATCAGCTAAAAGCTTTAAGCTTAGCTTTAATATCCAACAGCATGGCGCTGTTCTTCTTAAGACCGAGGAAACGAATTGCTTGTTCCATGTCTTCTCCAAGAACTTCGTCGCCAAACAAGAAGGTGTTGCCGCTCTTACGGAGTACACCAGCCTCAACGCAGTCCCAAATCAAGGCAATAGTGTCAAGGTTCTTGTCAGTACAAATTCGGATAAACTCCTTAGGGTCTTCTTCCAACATGTCTTCAAGCTCCAACTCAACCTGCTGTGCCGTCAGGTCAGCGGTGCGTACACCCGCAGCCTTAAGCACGAGGACAGCGCGGTCATTGTCATCGCTCAAAAGAATGAGTTGCTTGTAAGCATCCTTACGCTGACGAGTATCTGCTACGGCAGCAGCCTCTTCTTTCTGCGGGTCGGAAATAAAGTAACGACCAGCGTTGCTGTTTTCATCCGTAGAAACGTGCGGATGGTCCATAGCAAAGCGGTACTTAATGTAGTCAACTACGTTGATAGGATTGCCCTCTTCATCCATAGCGATGTTAAGAGTAACTCCATCGGCGGGAACTTCAATAGTCAGGTTAGCAAAGTAACGGCGAGCCTCCTTAGCCCAACCAGCTTCGGTTGGTGCAATGCCAAGAATTTCAGGGAGCCACTTCTTTTGCTCAGCGATAGTCAATCCTTTAAGGATGTCACCGCCTTTAGTGTACACGGAGCCAATTCGACGCTTGGCTTCCACGTAAATATCGTCCGGGAGATTAGTCGTATTCGGACGACGGTAAATAAATACAGTCTTCTGCATATTAATATGTTGCTATAAAGGACCCAACGGGGTCGTTCTGTGCAACTAAGATACAGAAGCTGTGTTAATTTACCAAATCACTTCTTACGCGTCCTTCGCTTAGCCCGTGACACGCGGTCTGGCTTACCCCCGGCGTTTGCCTTACTAGCCTTTTCTCGAACCTTGCTACGCTTCTCGGACTTAGACATCTCACCGGACGTCTTGGGGGTCTTAGAATTAACACGCTTGCTTGGACGACAGTATGGATACGGCCGGTCCGAGCCACCCTTTGCAGACTTACGCCCACATGACTTACCAGTACGGACATCTTTCCAGTCCTCTTTAAACCAGCGGCGAAGGCTCACTTCTTCCGCTTCTTTTTATAGCCAGAGGCCGTCTTCTTCTTACCAGAAGAGTCGGGCTTACTGCCCTTACAAACTTGCACAGCGTAGCCGTTGGCGTAGGCTGACGGGTACACTTTGTACTTACGCTTGGCGGCAGCTTTACCGCGTGCACACAGCTTACCCATTATTTCCCGGTGTAATTCTTAGGACGAGGCTTAGCAGCCTTTGCGTTGCCACGAGTTCCGACTCCGTTAGCGTCAAACTTGTAGCCAGTCATGTTCTCGCACATATTGCGCTTTTCGCAACGGTGTCCGTTAAACTTGCCCATAGGCTTAGTATTGCCACCGTGCATCATCATCTCGCCTTTGGTCATGCCGCCATACGCGTACATGTCCTTAGAGGATTTGACGTCGCTAATCTTGGTAGCACCGCCCTTACCAAAAGAGACCATCTCGCCGCCTTTGGTTTTAAAGTTAGCCTTTTTACCTTTCTTCTTTTTCATCATGCCATTAGCATTTCCAGCGCTTGCGTGCTTTACGCAAACGTGAGTTAGGGTTTTTAGCTGCCTTCGGAAACTTTTTCATTTGTCCCGCAGACCGTGCACAGTAAGACTTCTTGCGCGCACCTCCGCCCGGTTGAGGGGCTTTGAGCTTGCTACCAGTCTTTTTATTAATACGCTTGCGACCTTTAGCAGTCAGACCACCCTTCTTAGACTTGCAACCATTGCTAATGTTGCAGCCTTTCATGGCACCTTTTTTCTTGCTTGAAGATTTCTTTTTAGCAGGCATATACTAATATAAACAAAAAAGGGGAGAGTCCAAACGACCCTCCCCCTTTTGTCAGAATTAGACTACGATTAGCCGGAAACGCCGCCGCCTGCAGGTGCAGACTCAGCAGGAGCTGCCATCAAAGGAGCTACGCGCGTGGCGCCCGGGAACGTAACAGAGTGCCACGTACCAATGTTTTCTGGGATAAGGTTGAAACGCCATCCGTTCAACACGTATCCGTTGTGCGCGGCCCATCCCAGATGGCCGGCTGAGGTAGAGGCGGTCTCCTTAACAGCAACACCGCAACCGTCGTACATGTAGTAAGTGTCAGCGTAACGGAACTCACACGTACCAGAAACAACAACATCCACAAAGTAGATAGCGTTATCTGTGCCAGTTTCGTACTCAGTGGGGGAGTGTGGGAGGGAGACGTGGTCCTGCCAGTTCATGGGGGCAGAGTCACGGGTTTCGTCTTTAGTCCTGTCGTATATACCCATAACAGTGATAGCGCTGCGGTCAACCCCGCTAGCGTCTTTGTCGTTAAGAGCGCGAAGAACTGGGGCGTAAGCAGCGCCTCCGGTAGGGTAGTACTGGTTGTCTACATCAGTAACTGGAATGTAGTTGCCCGTGTGATAGAGCATAGCGCCGTGGGACAGGCCGTCCTCGTTTGCAACAATAACAGGCATGCGAGCCGTGACATATGGACCGGCCTTAATAGGACGTCCCACAATATTGTATGTAGTCTGCTCCATGCTGAGGTATGCATTCTTCTCGTGAACACTAGAGAAGTAAACAGGCTTACCGTCAACGTAGACTTTAGACTTGAGGTTTTGATTTCTTGAATATTTAGGCATAATAAAGGAGATTTATTGCGCTAATATAAAATAAAAAAAGGGGAGCTCCAAACGGAACCCCCCTTTCTTATAAGACTAATGCTACTCTTAGCTAGCCACGCACTCGAGGTGCAGGCAGTTGGTAGCCCGGCGAATGCTGATACCGCTTTCCTTCAGGAAGTGGACAGCAGCTCCGTCAACGTCAGTAGCGCGGAGAGCGTTACCACCGAATCCGGGAGGCACGCTAGCACCGGCAACAGCCCAACGCATCAACTCGCGGCCCTTACGGGTCACCATAGCAACGTTGTTCTCACCGTCATAAACAGACATGTCGAGGAACACCATGCGGTAGGACTCCATTGGGAGACCAGTCACAGGGTGACGCTCTGCAGCCAAGGCACGAGCACCGTGGTCAAACAAAGGCAAGTGACGTACCGTGATGGTGTGACCGTCAATGTGCTGGTACTGAGTGAAGAATCCACCCAAGCTCAAGTTACGACCGGAACCGCTGATGAAAGCAGCAGGGTCAGTGTTCTTGATGTAAGCACCAGTAGACACCTCTTCCTTCATAGCGTTGTCGAACTCCTCCATTCCACCGAGGCCGGTGAAGAGAACGATGTTCATCTGAGCAGCGTCAGAAGCTCCATACAGAGCGTCACGCACAACAGACTTCAACTTAGCAGCAGTCAATTGGCTGTAAGTGTCAACGTTAGGAATCTGCTCGAGAACACCGGAACCGAGTGGCACAGGCTTTCCGTTCTCGTCAGTCTGGTGGATAACACCGTTAGCATCGCGGTTGTACTTGCTGTACCACATAGCGAGCTCGCACTCCTCCTTCCAACGCAGCATGTGCTGGTACTCTTCGAAATCGTACCAGAGGTTGGTAGTCCGTCCGCCGACGTTGAACTCAAAGTTCACAACGCGGTCAGGCATGTTGCCCTCGTAGCGGTAAGACTTACGCAACAGAGAAATCTGGTTGCGCATTTTGGATGGAGCGACCCAGTTGCTCTCAGTTCCACGTGAACCAGAGAATGCGTTAGCAGCAAACAACTGAACAGCGAGGATACCAGCGAGGGCAGAAGAGCTCACAGTAGTAGAGCTGTCAGAAGTCACCAACTGAACAGGGTACACGAAACCACCGGCACCGGGGGTGGGGTCACCCGTGATACGCAGCTGCGTGTTGTTTGTGTCACCAAATTCGATAACGTAGTTCTTGTTGAACCAGCGCTCAGCGAAAGTAACAGTACCACCAGCAACAGAGATGTCGGTGTTAGCAACAGCAGCAACAGACTTGTTGATGCGTCCCATCACCGGGTAATCATACTCGATGTCGTTGATGTACTTAACGTTGCCCAATCCCTCGGTCAAGAAAGAGAGTGGGAAACGCTTGTCTTCACGTCCGCTGAGGTGAGTAATCACCGGGGACAAAACGTCGGGTTGAGTAAGGAGAGCATTAGCCAACGAGTTCTCGTCGGTCATACCTTCGCTATTGAAGGTGTCCTCATACAACCGCAACTTCTTCAGATTATCAGCCATAACTGATTATTAGATTTGCGGGCTTACAGCAGGTCCTTCAGAGAAGGAATTGTGTTAGCCTTAGTTGTGCCCGATTTAGTGCGGGACTTCATACGGCTACCCGCACTCGGAGCAGCAGTGAGTTTAGACTTAAGAGCCGAAACCTTCTGAGTTGACGCCGCATTCGACGCCAGCTTCTTCAGGTCAAACCCTTGGTAGAGCAAGTACTCTACGGCAAGAGCCGTCTCTTGGTCAATATTTTGACGGTCGAGGTCCCGTTGCGTAGTGCCTTGCTCGTTCACTGGAGTGGTCATCCACTCATAGAACTTGCTGCGCTGACGCGTTGGAATCTGCATACCTTTCAAATTGCCTTGGTTGATGGAAGCCTGCACAGAGTTCCAATACTCTTCTGCAGCAGCGCGTTGCTGGATAGCCTCTTGCTCTTGTTGAGCGAGGAGCTGTTGCTTACGCTGTCCCTGATTAGCCTGCAGCTGACGCAAGTAAATGTTTGCGTTATCAGCCAAGATGCCGGCGTCTTCGTAAGACTCTACCATACGTGCGATGTCTTCATCACCAAAGCCCTGCTGCCGCATGCCGTCAATGAGAACCCGTCTTTGGATTGCTTCATTTTGGATGTCTACACTGTGGTAGTCCATCTCGGCTTGCTGTGCCTCGAAGTACTTGAGCGGGTCACCATTGTTGGCTCGATACTCGTAATACTCCTTGACGTCAGGCATTGACGCGAAAATCTTCTCCAGTTGCTCGCTAGCAATCTGTTGTCCTACGGCGGTAGTATACTCAGCAAGTCCGTCGTAGTCCTCGGCAAAGTCACCCTCCACTTCATAACCCAGCTTAGCGCCGAGTGTGGCGAACATACCAGCTTCTTGAGCTGGCTCAGCTGCGGGCTCCGCAACTTGTTCATTTGCCACAGGCTCATCAACGGTCTCTTGGACTTCGTCTTGAACCTCGGGGGTTTCTTCTACAGGGACTTCGGTGGCCGGCTCTGCTGCCTCTGCTTCCGTCGTCGTATCAGCTGCCTCTACAGGCTCAGCCGCTTGTTCTTGTTGGGTCTCCGCCGTTTCCGGGGCCGGAGAGCTATCGTTTAGCCAATCTACAGAACCGAGGTTCTCGATGCCCAGACCTTTGTTTTCTGACATTCTGTTGTAAAGTTATGTCATACGTTCCACCCATACAAGTGATTCGTATGATTTATTATCTATCGGACTTTTATGAATCCGTCTTTCCGTCGTTATCGTGGTCGGTATCTTTAGACACCGCGTTGATAGTTGCTACTTGAATCTTATTGTCGCGGTCCAATTGGTTTTGCTCACCTTCAAAGGCCTGCTCCATTTGAATCTTTTGCTGCTCGGCCTGTGCCTTGCCTTGCTCTAGTTGCTGGGCTGCCTGCTGTTGCATCTGTTGCAGTTCTTCTTGCTTCTTCTCAGCCTTGTTAGCTAGCTGTTTGATGCGTGCAAAGTTGTCAGCGTCAAGAATCTCAGCGATAGTACCAGCACCCGTGCCGTTTTGTGCAAGCGACATAGCCATCTGCCGCATGGTACGAATCTTTTCGTTTTCTTTGCTAGCGTTCTTGGCAAAGATGCCGAACTCACTCTCGCTGTACTGGGCGCCTTCGATGTCCAACCACTTGTTACGATAGTCGTCAGCGATGTACTGAATCTTCTTGCCCTCACGGAATGCGTGCTTAGATACGTCCAGCAGGCCTTGCATCTCTTTCTGCTCGAACTTCTCAAACTTACGGAAGATTTCCTCGGTCATTGCCGTGGACTGAGCAATAGCGTTTTCCGTCGTACCGGCACCATCAGAGGAAGTAATCTGTCCTTTGCGTTGGCGGCTGATACCTAGCAGCTCTTCCCACTCTTGCTTAATAGCTTGGAGTAGTTGCATCTGGGCAGCAATGTACTGACCAAGAGACATGTCAAGGACTTGGTACTGGTTGAAGCTAACCCGCTCGTTGTTCTTGCCCTCTGCGGTAGAGTCAATGAACGCAAAGCCCATAGCGTCAGCGTAGTACATAAACTTCTCTTCGTCCCAACCGTGGCGCTTCGGGATAGTGTTCATCTCGATGAGCGCAATCTTGTCTTTGTTCTTGGCAATCGTAAGCTCCATACGGTAGTGGAACACGTTGTACAGAATCTGGTACGGCATGCCCATGCTTACAATGCTGATGTTTTCAGCGTGGCGGTTGCTGTATGCACGTCCATTGTACGGCAGCTTGCACTGAGATATGTTACTCATTGCGTTACGCTGCGCCTCGATAGGGTTAATACCCACAAAGATATCACCGTCAATACGGTAACCTTCCCAGACTTCGTTAACCCAGAACCACTCGATTTCTTCTCCACTCTCCTTGTTCATCTTGTAGGTGTCGTCAACCATGAGCTCTTGAGCAACACCAAACTCGTCAGTGTACGTCAGCACACCAACCTTCTTGAACGACTTCCAGCAGACGTGCATCACTTCGACAAAACGCTCGTCGTCGCCGAAGTTCTCTTCGACACGCTGGAGGAATGGGACAGAAAAGCTACCACTGCGATTACGATGTGGGCTTTCAACCTGAGAAACCTGCTGTTCATTAAGCAAGTCATAGAACTGGTCGAGCACAGCATTACTAGACATCAGCTCACGCCGAACTGCCCAGTCTCCGTCTTCGATAAACTCAATACCGGGAGACTTGCTGTAGTCGAGGTCAAGGGGGGACACCACGTCATACTCAACTTCGTCCATGCACACGCCTTTGTATGAGTAGACATATCCGGAGACTAACCAATCAAAAAACGCAGCCTGCAACTTGTCCGGCAAGTCGAGGTAGTCACGAAGGTAGTTAAGTACCTGCTGACCCACAATCGCTCGTGAGTCTTGGTACGTGGTGTCCATGTATTTAGCAACTTGCTCTGGCGTCTTCGTCTCTTGAGAGTCAACGCCCGTGTCCATGCCTTGAGCATTAAGCTCATTAATGAACATTTGTTGCAAGCTTTGGACAATCTGCTTTTGCTTTTCTTCCTCCATCTTGCTTACAGCGTCACCGTTAGTTACAGTCACTGTGTAGTTAGATGGACGCTGCGTCTTTTCACCCAACAGCAAGTCAACGACCGGCTTAATGATGTTGTAGTTACGCAGCTTAGCGGGGAAGTTTCGCTTCTTACCAGCCTGTGAGTTGTACGGGTTGGTAACGTAGTTGTAGTCTTTCTCGTTCAGCGTGCCGTTATAGGCCTCGTAGTATCGCAGCAAGTCCGACTTGGAGTTCTGCAAGAACGTAGATTGATTAATGTAACCTTCCACGCAGTCTTTGCGCCACTGCTTAGTCTTCTTAGTGGACTTAAGTTTCTGACGTGGAATGTGCTTGTTGTTGTCGCTCATGTCTTAGGTAAAAAAGTCGCGGTTAAAGAAAGAGCCATGGGATTCCTCCACCTCCTGCTTTGCCACGGGCTTTGATAACAGGTCCATCATGTAAAACATACCAACTAGGAGCGAGGACGCACGGTCGAAGTTGCCCCTGTCGTTCCATTTGATAAGCTCGTCTATGAGGCCTACGTCGTAAATATAATGCAAATTTAGCTTACTATCACCATTCTCGTCCATACTTCTTTTGGTACGGAGCCAGTCACGCAGGTACAGAACTGCCTGAGCCTTACGGTGTTTGCTACCCATTGATAGTCCATAGTTACGTCCGAGGGCTCGCGCCTTGAAGTTATTACTCTTATCAAATAGCGCCACCTCTTCCATCAGCATGTGCAGTTTCTTGTGCTGCTTGGCGTAGGGAATAACGTTACCTCGGTCGTTCTCGAACCCTATCTTGGCGTTGTAGTACTCGGCAAGCTTAAACAGGTTGTCGTTGTACTCGTCCTGTGTCTCGGGACGTCCCACATAGCTAGCCACAATCATGTCGTCTGGCTTGCTCCACGGGTTAGCACGCTTCATCACGTAGGCAGAACCCAAAGAGTTACCGACAGACGAGTCGTGCGCGTACGGGTCATGCGCGATAAAGTACAGGTTGTTAGGTACACGCCCTTCGTCGTCTCGATAAGGGGATTGGTAGACTACTACGCAACCTGTAATGTTGTCGCCCTTCTGGTGAGGAAACTTGTCGACAGGCCTTACTTGGTCCGACGGCTTAAACTTAACACCAGCTTGCCCGTGTACGAGAATACCCGGTGTACCCACTTTAGAAGTCGCACCCGAGCGGACGATATAGTTCCTTTGATTGACCAGTTCTGCTGTGGGGAAAACGTTGCTTCCTGACTGTAGGAACGCTTCACGGGGTCTCCAAGGATATTCTGTGATAAGCTTGTCGTAGACTTTCGCATCCTTACTGTTCCGTTTCGTACTTTCCCTTTTAGCATCTTCGTCGAACTTTGCTTCATCTATT